AATCCGCAACATCTTGTCCGATGACGGCTTGATACCGCGCACGGGAATATGCACACCCGAACGCGCCCCGCGCTTAATTAACTCGTCCTTGAGAAACTCTTGGAACTGCACCGTCTCCACCACCCACAACACTGGCTTGACCCGCGCCTCTTTTTGGATACGGATCACATCCTCGATAATCAAATCGGGCAGGCGTTTTTTGACTTGGGCGACGGTTACGAACAGACGGCCTGTTGATTTCTGATAACCGCCGACCAAAATCGCCGACGGGTCGCGCCCCGCACCCGCCTTACCCAATGACGGGTCGAGCGCGCCGTAGTACACCAAATCGTCCGGCAACTCCGACCAGTATTTGATGTTTTCGGCAAACGGCGCATCTTCGCCGCTGACCGGGTCGTTTTGGTACTCGCTGTCAAACGTCGCATGGCCGTCGCGGGCGCGGATTTTCATCAGCGCAAGTACGCCGCGAGCCGCCCAAGAAGTGACCGCGCCACGCTCCATCTCATCTTTGTGCGCCTGATAAAACGCTTCGGCTACCTCCGCGCCGTCGTTGCGGTACAGCTCCTCCCACCTGTCCCACAAGTCCATGCGGTCAGGCCATTCGAGCATGGCTTTAAACTTGGTCGCGTGCCAAAACGGGTTGTTCAACGTTCGGTTCAGCACACTGTCGTAGTGCAGGATGGTGCCGATATAAATCACGTCAAACTTCTGCCCCGCGCCACCCAAGGCGAGGACGGCTTTTTTCAGCCAAGTTTCGAGTTTGTCGCGTTGCTCGGGGTTGCGCACCTGTTCGTCGTTCTCGATATCGTCGAGGACGGCGAGGTCGGGGCGGTATGGGCCGTGGCGCAGACCGCGCAACTTTTTGCCACTGCCCGCCACTTGGATTTTGACTTCGTTTGCCGTTACCGCAGTCCCCGCCTGCCAAACGCGACCCTGTCCGCAAGCCTCCGGAAAGTCGGTTTTAAGGCGCGGGTTGAACTCAAGTTCCGCCTTGATTGCCTCCAGCATGGGATAGGCTTGGTCGATACTGTCCATCACTATGACCGCGTAATGCTTGCGCCCCGTTACCACGCACCAAAGCGTAAACAGTTGCGTAACCAGCGTCGATTTCGCCTCGCCGCGCGGGGCGGCGGTTGCCTCATTGATGCCTTCAGACGACCTCAAGATTTCGGGCAGCCGGGAAAATAAAAACTTGTGCAGCAGCGACTTTTCGGGCGAGCGGACATAGTGCGGGAAATAGGTATTGACGAAATACTCGTAACCGTTGACCGGGTCTAATACCTTCGCCCGACGCTCGGCAATGGCGGCAGTCGACGCGTCGAAGCCGTCCACCTCTGCCTCAATGATTTGGCGGAGTTGGGCGGCGTATTCGGCAAGCGACTTTAAAAACTCTTTTGACTTCATGTTTTAATCGTAATAGTGGACAACCGGCTTTTTCAGCGGCTCGGGGTTAACCATGAAACAAAAGGGCAGCGGCTCTCCCGTTTTCATTTCGTTCATGGACGACATAAAGTAAAAAAACTGGTCGGCGAGCCAAAACAACGGCTCCAGCTTATAGCGCGGCGCAACTGCCGGCACTTCGCTATCCCAATCTGCAATCCAAATCGGGCAAAATAAAAACCAGCCTTTATGCGTGTATTCAACTTTTTGCATATCGCTTACCTGTATTTCTTTTCAATTTCCACGCCCAGCGGTTCGACCAACTCGACATAAGCCTGCAAGTGTTGCGGGTATCGCTCCTTGACCACTTCGCCGAACAATTCCAACACCTCAATCGCCGTCGCCAGTTTTGACGTTTCCGGCATCACTTTGGCGTTTGCCGCCACGGTCTTGGTAAACGCATCCGACAGACTCGCCAACAATTTGGCGCGCTCGGACGGCATCAGCTCCTCGACCGACGTGTCTTGCAACATCGTCATAGTCGATTGGTATTGCACCAAAAAACCCGCCAACAGCGAACGGCTCAAGTCTTCGATGCCGCCGCCCGCCAAGGTGTAGGCAGCGCGCATTTTGTCCCAATCGTCGCCGGTCTCTTTGGCGGCACGTTTCCAGCTACGGGCGGTAGCTGTCGGGATTTCGCACATCATCGCAGCGATTTCGAGCGTCTGCCCGTCGCTGACGTACAGCCTGCGCAGCTTTTCGCGGGTTTCTTTCGGGTGTGCCATATCAGCCCCCGAACTTGGCTCGCAGCAGCTCCCAGCCGGTCGTCACAATCACGCCGCCGAGACCGCCGTAAACCGCAGCAGATTTCTTGCAGTCTTTCTTAATTTGCTGCAATTCCTCGTCCATGCGCGCCTGATTGGCGAGCATGTCATCCTGCTTGGCTTCGATACGCGCCAAGGCTTCTAAAATCGGGTCGCTCATGATTTGTCCGCTTTCCTGTCTAATTTTTCATTCATTTTTTCAAGTTTGTTTTCGATGCGCTCCAAAGACGCCGCGATATTTTTGCGGTCGGCTTGGGCGTCCTGTTTGGTGTGATAGGAGAGCTTGACTTCGTGTAGCTCTTCTTTCAGGTCTTCAATGCGCTTATCCGCCTCTTTCAGACGACCTGAAATGCCGTTGACCCAAAACCAAAACGCGGCAGTCGCAATCGGCCAAAGGGTTTTAAAGCCAAATTCAAAATCCATTTAAAACCCCTTTAAACCGGCACATCGCCAAATACGATACGGACGGAGTAGCCGTCTGGGCGATTGCTGGAAATTTCGAGTCCATCCCCATCGTTACAAACGCAGTAATACGCCGAAATCGTCTGCCAAACTGCACGCTTAAAGGTGTCGTAGTTTGTATTTGGATATTCAAGGTTAAAGGTCGTCTGAAAATCCTTATTCATTCGTACCGTATATTCAAACCCTGCCTTATCCAGCAGATTAGAAACATGGATGACAAACGGCTCTTGTTCGCGGGCGCGACTTAAGCCCAATTCCAAATCGGCATGGCGGCAGGCGACAGTGCGTTGCACCAACTCACGATAAGTCGTCATCGCACGCCCTCCAAACCGTCAATTTTGAGTTGACTGTTGACCCAATCGCGCCAAGCCTGATTTTGGTTTTCCAGTTCAGATACATAGCCGCCAAACTCCGTGGCATGTTCCAACAGCGTTGCCGTCTTGCCGTCTTTCGGCGGATTCGGGCGCACCGGCGCAACCATCAGCGCAGCGGGCGGCGTCGGCATGACCGCCTTTTCGACAATCTTAATTTCCGTAGCCGAGGGCGCGGGCGTAGAGGCGCAGGCTGTGAGAGCCAAGGCCGTCAATACAACCGCCGCCTGCTTTTTGGCGGTCTTGAGTAAGCGCATTTTCGATTTCCTTTTTGTTTTCCGTTTTCAGGCGGCTTACTTCCGCCTGCTTTTGTGCCAATTTCACACCGACGGCGTGCGCCTTGGCTTCAGATTGTTTTACTTCTTCGCGGGCTTGTTCCAGCTCGCGCGCGTAGTTTTGAGCCGACAGACGCAAGGCCTGATCCTTTTCGCGCTCCATCTTTTCAATGACGGCCTGCTGCTTCGCAAACGCCGACTTGTAGCCTTGATGGTGCGATACCGCCAAACCCGTGCCGACAAGCGCGATGATGGCAATCGGTTGCCAGTTATTCGCCAACAGTTTCACGAGTTTCGGATTCATTCTCGACCTCCTGTCGTTTGACACTGACAAACGAGCGCGCCACAGCATAGCCGCCCACAATACCCAAATACACCGCCCAAACCTCTGCCGAAGGGTCGGGCAGCATGACGAATTTAACCGTCCCCGCCGCGCAGGCAACGTTTGCCCATAACTTCGAATGTGAAATGCCGCCTGTCGCGGGGTTTTTGAAAATATCGAAAATGCGCATCTTAATAACCATCCCAACCGTCAATCATATTTCTTACTTTCTCGCCTTGCGTTTACGCGCCGCACGTTTGGCGGCTGCCACGCCTGATTTACCCAAGCGCAGGCTCGGATGTTGTTTTAAAGAGCCTACCCGAACAGGGCTTGGCGTGATTTTGACTTCAGGTAACGGCGGGACGCCAAAACCGTTTTTCAAATTTGCACAATGGGCAATACATAAAGCAATTAAAGACTTTTTCATACCTTCGCCGCTCCCAATTCCATCGCAATCGCGTCCGCAATCGCACGGCAGATGCCCCATTTTGTAGCCTTAAACAAGGCTAAATCCGCATCATTGCTGATAAAAAACGGCTCGAACACAATGCCGCCGTTCTGCGCATAAGCAAGGCGGGAATGTTGCCCTGCGTTATCCGGCTTAAAGCCGTCTTCGCCGCGCAGTTTCCAGCCTGTCGCCTTCGAAACAGCCTTGCTCAATACCTGACACCAGCGTTTGTTTTTCGGCGTGGACAAGGCTTCGATGCCTGTCGCCGCCTTACTGACGGCTGCGTTGGTGTGAAACTCAATCGCCACATCCGAACCGCGAATCAGCTTAACCGCCTCGCGCAACGGCATATTGCCTTTGCCCGTGCCGTCGGTTTTAACAGTCAATCCGTAATCATCGCGCAAAATAGAAGCCACGATATTGCGCATATCCTGCGCCAAGTCAGCCTCACGGTCGCTGCCGTTGACTGCGCCCGGGTCTGTATTGCTGTGTCCAGCGGTTAAAGTTACGGTTTTGCCCATTCATCATCTCCAAAAAAGGTTGATTGCATAACATTTGAAAACCCCATTAAACCTTTTCAGACGACCCCCAAGCCCCGTCAGGCTTGCATTCAGCGGAATACCGGTAAAAAAAATCCCTGCACGAAGCAGGGAAAAAAGGTCTACTCAAACACACAAGGAAAACAAAACCATCATGCCGCAAACAAATCAGCCTGCGCCCTTGCCGCCGCCTCGCGGTCGGCCTCTTTCAGAATGTATCGGATATTTCGTGTTGACAGCTTGTGCGCTAACACCAGCTCGCGCACAATAAACAAATCGCTCAAGCCCTCCGCGCTCATCGCATCATATTGGCGGCGTATGAATCGGTTGCGCAGCTCGCGCATCGCATCCCAGCAGCGCGGAATCGCCAAGAAAGGCTGCCCGACATAGGCACGCTCCAACCGTCCCGCCGCTTCTTCGCCGATATCCTCGACTAGTTGAGCGTGTAAGATTCGGCTCTGACGCGTATTGCGGCGGCGGTTGGAAATCGGGTAATTCGTTCCGCCCCAAACCTTAACCATGTGAAACGCCGCCTCCAGCCCGATGACCGTAATCAGCGCCACCACACTATGCGGCAGCAGATGTTTCACATCCTCAAAATCCTGCTCCGTCATCTCCCAGTTCAAACTCATCCCGTTTTCTCCTTTTTCTTGCGGTTCGCACTAATCTGCAAAGCCGCCACCAGCTTGTGCATATTGCCGTCGGACAACCATTCCACGCGGTCAACCTTAAACATCTTTTTCGCCGTACCGTGCGCATAATTCCAAGTCCAACCGTTATCCAGCAGCAGGGCTTCGATTTTGCGCATCATCGGGTCGGCAGAATCGCGGCGGTTCGGTCGTTGTCCCGCCGTTTTTTTCGGCGTAAACCCATGTTGGCGCAAATCCTCGACCACGCGCTCCAGCTCGGGGATACTGCACTCGGTACACGACCGCTTGCCCGTCACACGCTCCAAGACCGCGCGATACGTCGCATCATCCAAACCAAGCTCTTTTTGAGCGATTTTAATTTTT